CCTCCCTCAATAGTGGCTCTGCATTTTGGTCCCTACCTCAACGTAATCCACGACGTTGAGGAGGGGCAGGTCAATCCATGATGTCTACTCGATTGATTGTTCAGCCCTCCGGCGGGCGATACCGGTTCAACTGCTCAATCGCCCCCTTGGCCGCTGCCTCTGCCGCTTCGATCGTCTCCGCTTGGCGTACCGACGCTTTACCGCCAAGTCGTAGTTGTCGGATCTCGCGCAATGCGTTTTCCCACGCCTTGGCGGTAGCGACGATCTCGGTGGCGGCCGCTTCGGCGCCTACCTCAAACATGGCCATGTGGTCTTCCACGCTGGAAGGGATAGCGTTGGCGTCTTTGCCGTTGTCTAGCCAGGCCTGTGCTTCTTGCTTGGCGAGCAGATACTCCTGATCGATGTAGCTGCCTGGGGAGACGAAAGAAGCGCGAGCAGTGCCTGCGGCAGTGTCGATATCGTTACTAAGTTGAGATTGCAACGCTAAAACAATGGCATCTGCTGCCACCCCAGCAGAAACTAGCTCTTCCACCGGAGTAAACGAGTAAATAACACCGTTATAATTAAGACTCTTAATAATCATCTTAAAGCCTCTTTAAACTACATTTGAAGTGATTAGCGGGTTCAAGAAGCTGACTGTTTCACTCCAGTCAGCAAATCCCTGCAAACTACTAGTCGTTGCATAATAGCTATAAGGAATTTGGCTAGAACCATAATGATCAACAACGTACTGGCGGGCAAGCTCGGGAAGTTCGAGCAATGGTTTCTTTTGAACAGCCACGCTCCTAAACTGAATATCTGCTTTACCGAAACTACCTTCTGAGTGCTGGTGGGTCATCGGGCCATGGTTAATCTCAAGATCGATATGCTGAAGTGAGATAATTGCATTTGCCCCAATTGTGGTAAACATTGATGTTCTAAATGAAGACGTGTAACCGCCAGAATACGAAGCATCTAGAGTCAAGGTTTTAAGGGTTGCTCCACTGATTCGCACACTACCAGTAAAGCCGAGGACGAACTGTGTTGACCAGATTGCTGATCCATCGGGATCAAGGTATGCAACTGGCGAAATAACATACCCAGCTTTATTAGTTGCTGAGCCAACAATAAAGACGTTTTTATTGCCGATTGAAACATCACCGTCTAACTGGTAGTTACCCGGCGATTTAAGATTGACAATAACTGTGCCTAAATCCGGCTGGTCGTTTAGCGCCCCCCTTAATGTTCTTTTTGGCGAATCACTACTACCAATATTGTTGTTATCGCCATTGATGACATCGACATAAATAGTTCGCGTAGCTAGGCTATTTACTGCCTCCGGCACAGCTTGAGTCGCTTTATCCACCTTCTGATCGATCTGGCTCATCTTCCCAGCCACTTGGCTGGTGAGGCTATTAGCGGCGCTGACGAGCGCGGCGACTTGGCTTTCTAGGCTCATGGTGTCTCCTGGGTGGCGTTTTGGATGGTGGCCGCGCCTTGGGTGAAGGCGTCGGTGAGCGCGGTGAGGGCCTCGCTGAGGTCAGCTTCCAGCGCGGCGTGTTGGGTTTTGGTGGCTTTGGTGCCGAGCTGCTCGGTGATGGTGGCGGCGAAGTTGGGGTTGTTGCCCAGCGCTTCGGCGATTTCGGCCAGGGTGTCGAGGGTTGCGGGCGCGGCCCCGATCAGCGTTTGAATGCGCTGCTCGACCTGTTCCGGCGTCATCACGTCGGCTTTATTGGCTTTATTGCGCAGCTTGCCGTCGATCACCCCAAGGGTGTGAGTGACGGCCTGGCGTAGCGCGGTTAAATTCTCATCAAAGCTCATTGTTTGGCCTCTTCCTGGGCGGCGATGCTGCCGCCGTAGTAGGTGAATTCTTGGGTCAGCGCGGCCATCATGCTGCCGAGCTGTTGGGTGGCGTGGCGGGCCTCGCTGACCTGCTGCAGGATCTCTGCCGAGAGCGTGCCGGGCGGCCCCTGCAAGCCGTGGCTGACCACCTGAAAGCGTGGCGAGGCGGGCAGGCGTACGGTGACGCTGCGGGCGGGCATGGTGATGGTCAGACGCGTGGCGTTAGCCATGGATCACCCCCGGTTGTAGCTGAAAGCGCCCTTGCAGCAGGCTGAACACATCGCCAGAAGGAAACGTGATGCGCAGCTCGTAGCGGGCACCTGCCCAGTGCTGGGCCACAGGCCCAGCGGTTTGCTCGGGGCGAATATGCAGGTGGATGCCACCGTCTTCTGGCTCCAGTTCGATACCGTTACCCGTCTCGCAGGTGAGCAGCGTCTCACCCTGGTAACTGACCACCGCGAACATCGCCTCGCAGCCGGTGAGGTTGATCGGCGTGGCGTTTGCGTCGTCGCTGGCCCAGGCCGCGCTAAAGCGGTAGGTGGTGCCCGCGATCATGGTGAGCGTGGGGGCCTGGGTGCTCATGCCTGTTTCTCAAGTTCCATGACACGAAACAGCAAGCCCACGTGACGGGCCATGTTGTCGACGATAGCGGCCGCGTTGGTGGTGTATTGTTCGCCCCAGGCGGCCAGCGACAGGTTGGCCCCGGTGGTGACGATGGTGACGGCGTCGGCTGGTAGGGCATCAAGGCGAAGATCGAACGCAAGCAACAGCGGTACGTTATTTGAGACGTAGGCCAACGGCTGCTCATCTGACCAGATCGCCAGCAGCGTGCCGTCTTCCAATTCAAAGCCGACTTCCCGCACCCAGAACTCCGGGCCATCGCCATCCACCACGCCGGTGACGTGGAGCTGCCGGTCGGCGGTCTTTTCGCCATCGGCAATGGGGATACGGCGGCGCTGGTTGCCGAGTGAGGTGTGCGAAGGGCTGGGCGTGCGGCCCTGATCGCCCAGCACGATGTGGGTGATGCGGGCTTGCAGGCCATCGCCTTGGGCATTGAACACGGCGTTGAGCCCGGCGAGGGTGAGCGTGGGTACCAGGGCCGTCATGGTTGGGCCTCCAATGTGTAACGGGCCACTGCCGTGGCACGGTAGGTGCAGGCCACGGCAAGCGGGGTGGTGGATAGGGTGGCGTCTTGGCTGGCCGTGGCGGTTTGGCGGGTAACGGCGGCAGTACGCTGCGCTGCTGCCACGCCTACGCGGCTTTTTGCTTCCAGTGGCGGGGTCACCGCGTTAGCGGTGTCACGACGAACGGCGGCGCTTTTTAGGGCGCTGGCAGCGCCTATGGTTGATGCGTATTTGGCACCGACTTTGAAGGTGTAGTGGCTGCGCTGGTTCTTGGCGTTGTCGATGGCCTGGCGTAGCTGGGTGTAGAGGGTGTCGCTGAGCAGCGCCGGGGCCTCGGGCGTGAGGTTTTCGTTCACGTAGAGCACGGCGCGAAAGGTGCCCCGTGGCAGGTGGGGCGTGGCCTCGAACCACTCGGTGAGTTCGACTTCCACGCCAAGAGATTCCATGGCGAGCTCGACCGCTGGGCGGGTGCCTTTGATGCGGTGAAGCTCGGCGCTGTTGGCGATCACGCGGCGCTTGACGCTCTCCGGCCAGGACTCGTGCCACTGGTCGACCGAGAACGCCCAGGCCAGAAACGGCAGGCAGTGCGCCGGGCAGGTGGCCGGGTTCCAGAGCGTGCGCAGCGGTACCGGCAGCGCGAGCGGGTGCGAGGCGGCCAGACGCGCTTCCAGCGCCGTGCGGTTGGGGGGCAGTAGGTCGGTCATACGCCCTCCGTGTGCAGGGTGATGCCGGTGCAGTGCGGTGCCTGGTGCTGAGCGGCGAGGATCTCGCTAAAGCCCTCCAACGTGATGCGCTCGACGCCTTCAACGGTGAGGGCGGCGTGAACGCCTGAGCGGGTGATCCACGCCCCTAGCCGGTGGCGGGCTTCCACGTATGCCGCTAGCTGTTGCCGGGCCTGTTCACGAATCACGGCCGGGTCGGGGCCAGCGCGTAAGGCCAGCACCGCCGTGATGCTGAACGGCAGTAGGGTGGCGGCTTGCACGGTGACGCGATCCGTCAGTGGGCGACGTTCATCGACGCGCTTGCGCACGGCATCCAGTACCGTTTGGCTGGGCTGGCCACCTACCTCCCGGGAGAGAATGGTGAGTACGACCTCTACCGGCTCTGGGCTGGCCACCGAGACATCCAAAACGCTGGGGTGGGCGCTGATGGCCTGGTACTCGTAGGCACCGCTTGGCCCCGCCACCGATAACCCTTCAAAGGCGAGCTGAATACGGGCGCGGTAGTCGCGGTTTTTTTCCAGGGTGGGCGGTATCGGCGGGATGGCCGTGGGGTCGCCTTCATCTAGCACCAGGCGTTTCACGTTGAGATTGGCCCCGAGCTGGTCGAGGTCCTCATCGTTGGCAAAGGCGATCATCACTGCCCGGGCGGCTTCATTGATACGTTGGCGTAGCAGCAGCTCGCGGTAGGCGTTCTCCTGCAGCAGCTTGACCGTGGGTTCGGATTCCAGCGCGAGCAGCTCGGTCACGGCTTCCCGCTCCTCTTCGGGGTGCAGCGCGATCAGCCGCGCTTTGCGCTCGGCCAGCAGGGTTTCATAGTCCAGCGGCTCGATGACGTTGGCCGCGGGGAGCTGGGAGAGGTCGATGGCGTTGTTCATGGGTTCCCCCTGAGCGGTACCGCTAGGCTGACGCGTTCGCCGTTATCCACGCGCTGAGCGGTGATGATCAGATCGAACCGGCCAGGACGCTGGGTAGAAACCTGCCGGGTGACTTGCTGTACGCGTATGCGCGGTTCCCACTTCATTAGGGCCACCACCGTGGCGGCGTAGGCGCGCAGGGCGGTGGGGCCGTTCAAGGGCTGGTCGATCAGTTCCGGCAGCAGCGAGCCGTACTCCCGGCGCATCACCCGGGAGCCGATGGGCGTGGTGAGAATGTCTGCCACCGATTGCTGGATATGAGCCAGCGAATCCAACTGGCGGCCAGTGTGTGCGTTCATGCCTGCCATTACACTGGTCCCTGTGTATTGGCGGGGCCGGGCTGAATGCCGCTATGGGCGTGGTCGTGCCCCACGTTTTTGCCGTTATGAGTCAGGCCGCCGCCTTGCTGGCTGTAGCTGCCTTTGCGGTTTAGCTCGCCGGTGTGCTGGATGTTGCCTTGCCAAGTGGTGCCGCCGGGGGCGCTGATTTCGATAGCACCGGGCAGGCGAATGCGCAGCACGCTGTTGGCGTGGTCGTACTCGAACAGCCCTTCATCAGGGAAGATTCTGCGCCACAGCGTGGCGACCTCCGCCGGGGCGGGGTGCGCGTTGGAGCACAGCCCACACAGCACTACCCCGGCGGCGGGGTCGCCGCCGGGTGAAAAGAGAATGACTTGCTCGCCTTTGGTGGGCGGGTCCCAGTCCCGCGTGGTGCCTGCGCGGCCTTCTAACCAGGGCAGCCAATCGGTTAACAGCTCGCCGGTTTTGACGCGCACGCGGGCAGCGCGGTGGTCCACCTCGGCGATGGTGCCGAGGCGGATCAGGTTGTGCAGCAGGCGGAGGAGTTCGGG